AGAGAATGATGTTACAACCGATGCACTAAAATTACTAATGTTACCAGTAAAATCAGGTATATCATTACCACCACTACCAAGTAAATAAAGGGTAGAACTTTCACTTGCGTAGTAAGGAACACCTTTTACTAATCCATTATACTGTCCAGTTGGAAATACATTTGGTGCGTTATCACCAATCAAAAATCTATTTACTGCTTGGATTGAACCACTTTCTACGGCTGCAAACACCATACCCGTACCATTCGATGCGGTAATGTTTGACGAACCCGATACGATTATTAATTCACCTTTTTGAAACGATGAGGTTACTGCCGAAAGGGCTTCTAAACTACCACGTCTGTGTCTAATGATTTGTGCCATATTGTATTGTTATTCTCTTAATTAAGGTTATTCGGTAATAAATATTAATTTTAATATGAATTACTGATTTTATTCTATATATTTTATTTTATTATATTAAAACTCTCCCATATCTATCATATTTGAGTTTGGTTGATTATTTGTTGACGGGTCTGGCGGTGGTGGAATCGATTCAGTTGTTTGTGTATTTCCATCTAAATATAATTGTGCCGGAACCGTACTATCTGTATCAAAATCATACCATGCACCACCATTTGGTAAACCAGTTGCGTTTACTATTGCCAATGCTCCACTTACAATTAATGAGTAAGAATCGGAATCTACCGGTGCAATTGTAATACCTTTCAATGTTGCACCTGTCAATTGTGCAGAAGAACTGATTACACCAACCGCATTTATCTTATTCAATATTGTGTTATCAATTGAACTACTAAATCCTGCAAATCTTGCATCACTACTACTAATTGATGTATTGATTGATGAACTGATTGAAATAATATTTGCTTCCGATGCACTTAATGATGTTGCAAATGAAGAACTTAAATTGTTTATTCTTGTGTCAAACGATGAACTCAAGTTTGTTATAGTTGTTGCAATTGTTCCACTTAATACATTTTGTCCAGCTTCCGATGCACTCAATGAAGTTGCTATCGAAGAACTTAAATTATTAATGGTTGTATTTGTTGAAGAACTAATTGAGTATATTGTTGAGTAACTACTACTAAATTGTGTTGCAACCGATGCGCTAAAGTCACCAGTAGTTGCCTGAACGGATGCACTTAATTGTGCTATTAAGTGTTGGCTTGCACTATCCGTCATTGCAATTGACGAACTTAAATCCGATAACGAAGCAGTTGTAACATATGTATTTGATAAAATAGAAATAGATTGTGAAATTGACGCACTTATTATTGATGCTTCCAAATCACTACTCATTGTCATATCTAATTGGACAACAAATCCATCGTAGTTGGATGCTTGAACCAAATCAACTTGTGCAGATGATGAAATCAATCCTGCTCCATCTATAATTTGATATACGGCACCACTAAAATCCGCTCCTACTTGTGCGGATGTTTCTAATGAAGAACCACTTTCTATTTGTTTTAGTCTAATTAAACTTGCCATTACTTATTAATATTATGCACCAAATGTTAAAGTAATTGGGTCAGCATACACATATGGTGCATTTGATTCTTTGACTTGTGTTGCAATGGATAACTTTACTCTAAAAATCCAATATGAGTTAAGAGGCAACATTTGAAATCCATCAATTGCACCAACTGTATTGAAAATTGCAGTATCTCCATTTTGATTAAGTGTAAGTGTTCCACCTGCATCTACCAATTGTTGGAAATCGTTAAAGTAATCTGCACCCGTTGCGTCTAATGGATTAAAATAAATGAAATCGGTTCCACTACTTGCATTAGGATTAAATGTTTCAACATTTGGTGTACCTTCTATTATGAATATTGCATTACCATTATTTTCAGGTGCGCCTGCATTTATATTACCTTCATCACTATAAAAAAACCATTCTCCTACTCCTGGTATATTATCGTTTAGAGTATTTTTAGTTATTGTGAATCCGTTTGAAAATTCTATTCCCATTTTGTTTTTGTTTTATTATTTATAAATATCTTTTTATTTATTATTTAAATTTACCTATAATATAAATATCATCTATTGTAACTGAATCGAAATCTATATATTCATTATTTAATGTTACAACAACGTTATTTCCAACTTCTTTTATTGAATAATCTCCCGGTATTTGCAATCCATAAACCAATACATCAAAGTTATCAGGATTTGCTCCTTCCGTTCCATAATCCAAAGATGAACTATAAATTATTAAACTACCGAATCCAGTATTATCAAATTCATCAATTCCCTTTTGAACCATTCTTGCACTATTTTGTAATATTTCTTGATAAAAATTAGATATTTTTGTTTTATTATTTACTAATTTTATTGGATTTGGATTTGATTTTGTTCTACCACTAAATTTAGTTGGTATTCTTACATCCAATGATGCGGTGTAAGTATATGCTATTGATGCACTTAATTCTAAAATAGCCTGTTCGGTTGGTAGAGGGTTACCATTTTCATCTCTACCATCAAATGATGAAGATATTGTATATAGTTTATTTATATAATCACCGGCAATAGTTTTAAAATTGTTAGAACCACTTATTTCAATATTCTCATATACCGACGCAGAAATATTAGTTAAGTTATATTTTTTAACTATTCTATTTAATTGTCTTGCATTTGAATTGAATCTATTAAGCATATTGTTCTATATCTCCTTTTATTTCTATAAAATCACCACTATCCAAAGTGTATTCAAATCTACTTTTAATAAATTTTACCAATAAACCATTGGGGCCGTTTTCAACTATATAATCTCTTGCACTTATACTTTGTGTGTTTATGTATAAATGTATTCTGTCTTGTTCGGTTCTATATTCAATTTCTCTTAATATATCCTTAAATCTCCAACCAGTTGCTTCGTAAATCCAATAGGTTGAATCCGTTAGATTTTTTGCAACTAAATTAGTATGACCAATGTTTCTACTAATGGTTTGTGTCATATCAAGTAAACTTCGTTTCATTATAGTTCTATGAATTTACCAGTTATTACAATTTCATCACCAGAATCCACAGGTCCTGCAGGAAATAATCCTGGGTTAAAATCAATGGTTAATGAATTGTTGTTATATGATGTAGTAAAGTGTGTATACTGATAATATCTTACACCATTTATATAAACTTTCATATCATATAATTCGTCAACCATAAATAATCCAGATGTTACAACGGATGATAATTGTGCAGGTGTTTTTATTAACTTTATTCCCGTAAATGTTATAGTATCGTTTATAGTTGGATGCTGTGATTTACTATTGTTTAATGATAAGAAATCTATTAAATCTTTATTGTCATAATATGGTGATGGTGTTGTTAACATTCCCTCCAATCTACCATTTGCAGTTACATCCGTTTCGGTTGCAACTACAACTCTCTTTGTTGACATAAACTTTTTAATAGGAGATTCACCATCAAATGTTTCAGGAAGTAAATATGCTCTAACATTTAATGAAAACTCAACTCTATTAATTCTTTCAGTCCCCTCACCTACTTCGTTTATAACATTAAATTCACCAACTGATGTTTTGAATTTAAACTTTTCTTTGTCTCCCCAGTATGATGATGCGTAATTTAATTGTTCAATTACCTGGTTTAATTGTTCGGTATATGAAGTCCAACACATACAATCATAGTTAACCTCAACATATTCGGGCATTGTTATTTTATAAATTTCATATTTAGGTTTTACATTACTACCCAATGCTGTAAATCTATCGTATCTATTATCTTTCGACCACTTTGTTATACCTTGATATGACAAATGTCTATTTGGCATTTGCATTGTCTCATCTTTGGTAATAGATGTTCTTCTCAACATCATTAAAGGTAATTGTATTTTACCTTTACTATCTCTAAAAACTCCATCCCTTCTTGCACCTTTCCATCTTTCCGAATTACCATAAATAACTGGAATTTTTAATGCTTTACCATTATCATTTATATTAGGTAAAACGGTATCTTCCAAATATGTCATCATTGCATAATCTACATCAAACAAAGTTATACTTTGTTTCAAATCTCCTTTTGTAGACTTTATTTCGTTGGCTCTATTTAAATCGGGCCTTAATGGATTTGTAGACATAATTATTTAATTCTTTCTTCTATGTTTAAATTAGATTTAGAAACCATAAATGTAGAACATACTATACTCCAATTTCTATCACTATTAGTTCCAGGTAAACCACCGACAAACTGAATTTCCGTTGTGTTGTCTATTTCAAAATATGCATCGTCAAAATAAATAACATCACCAATTTCAGGATATGTATTTCTTTCTTCACATAGTAATCTATCAAATCTAAATTCTATATTTTGATTTGTTTCTGGGCCAAATCCTTCGTATGCTGCGGTTTGTGGTTCTTTGTTAATTAATACAAATAATTCAACACCGGGATGCCAGGTTTTATTCATAGCTTCTCCATAAAGATTTATTTTGGTTTCATTTAAATTAACTTTAAATAAAACGCAAGTATTTTCTATTACGGTATCGACCAACTCTCTTGCAAAACTTCTAAAGAGTTGCAAGTCTCTATCTAGCATAAACTTTGGCATACTATCCTACATATATTTTTAAAGGAACTTTTCTTAACATCTCTTGTTGGTGGTCAGATTCGTGTGCTTTATTTTCCATCACATTTTTTCTACTCATCTCTTCCAAATTTTCTCTCAATTGTGTTACCAATGCATCTTTTTCAACCTGTGCTTCTGCTCTTAATGCTGCACCATCTAAACTTACTTCACCATCTGGAATTGGAATTGAGTTATATTTTTCTCTGATTGCACCCAATAATTCTTTTGCAAGAGCTAATGTGTATTTTCTAATCCATTGTTTACCAACTTCGTTTATTTTTGAATATTGAATAAAGTTGTAAGGTATGTCGGAATAATCAGAAAGTGAATCTGCTTGAATTGTTTGAGAATCATGTTCAAACTCATCTCTATTTATATACTCAAAATATACTTTCTTTACAGTATTTTCAGTTGGTACCGGAAATATTTGTAATTTATTATCAACAATATTAAATGAGTATGATGATTTACGAATGTGGTCATTAAATTCAATTTGTTGCATTCTTAATACATCCTCATATATTGGCATCATTAAGAATTGTGCAGCCGGTGAAAAGTTTCCAAATCCCAACTCACTCATTAAATTTAGTGTACCTTGTGCACCAACTGAGTATGGGTCGAAGAAACGGGCAATTGCCGGACTTGCTTCATGGAATACTCTCGTAACATCTATTGTTGATGCTGACCCTGATAGTGATGATGAAATGGTATTTCCGGTTGCAACATCAATTGCTTGATTTATTAAATCATATGTTTGAACGGATTGAGTCATATTTAGATATGCTTTCTTAATTGCAGTGTTACCACCAACTCCGGCAAGTGTTCCATATTGTTGAGACATTCTGACTACCGTTGGTAAAAATGAACCATCAACAAGTGTTTGTGAATAATTGTCCACTTTACCTTTTGGCTGTCCTCTTAAAATATCAAGGTTGTTACGAAGATTGAATTGATTAATTTGTGCAGAATATTCCGAAACGGATTCTTCAAAACAAGCCCAAATTTGGCCATTGTCTAATTCAATATTAACAATGGGGTATCCTAATCTTTTTGCAACCCAAACGGAAGTTTTTGGTGCATCAATTTTAAAATGAGTATCATTATCATATATTCCAAACGGAGTTGCCAATTGTGACGATGACGCTTCATTAAATGATATTGGATAATTCGATGCTGACCAGTATGTGTTTACAGACATTACTTAAAATTTATAGTTTTACTACTATAAATATAAGAATAAAAAAAGAATGTTAAGCTATCTGTGTAATCGTTGCAATAACGGATGGTGTTCCTGGAATTGATGGTGTTCCTGCATCATAATGTAATATTCCACCACTATTATCACACGACCATTTTATTTCAACATAATCGTTTGCTTCCAAATCAAATATAAAATTCCAAGAAGCTACTAGTTTACCCAAATGTGCCGATTGTGCTCTTGCAACATCAATGTGAGTATTCGAGTTTGGAATATTTTGGTTATTTTTTGCAAACCATATATAAAATATTATATTAGTATTTGCAGTATTTTCTAATTGAGAACTAAATTGTAAATTATAAACTCCGGCATTTTCTACTTTTATTTGTGAACCACTTACTATTGATACTCCGTTTGATAAGTCTGTCGTTCTAATTTGCATTGATTGAATAGAACCTGATGAACCACTTTGTGAATTTAAATCGTAGAATTGACCATAATTGTATTGTTTATGACCATTAACATAAAATGACCCACTTAATTGTAAACTACCACTTATAATTTGTGACCCACTTAATTGTAAACTACCACTTATAATTTGTGACCCACTTAATTGTAAACTACCACTTATAATTTGTGTTCCTATTAATTCGTTTGACCCGGTTGTTGCGAATTCGGCAGTTGGAATATATGTTAGTTGCCCATCTTGTTGTCTAACTGTTACAGATGAATTTGCACTTTCAGAAATATTTGTATAGTATAAATCCGGCCCCCTATGTATTATGTTAACATATCCAGGTACTACATCTTCGGTAGGTTTTCTATAAAATCCCATTATAATTAATTTCTTTAATATAAATATATAGTAAAAACAAAAAAAAAGGGAAAGTATTTCTACTCTCCCTTTTTCTTTATTCTAAGTTTATCACTTATTTAATCTACTCAAAGATTATAAAGTGTTTAAACCTTCAACGACAATCTTACCGTAGAATTCTGGTCTAACGATTTTCTTAGCGTATCTAGTCATAACACCTCTTCTTGGAGTGAAGTTAGTTGGGTCATAAACTAATGGAGTCATAATCAATGGTACATATGGTGCGTAAACTGCTCCTGTTTCGAAGAAGTTAGAACCTTTGAAGCCCATTAAGATAACGTTCTCAGTCATATACGGGTTTTTGTAAACGTCGTATCTGTTAGAGATAGAACCGATGTTAGTTACACCTGCTGCGAATTGTAAAGCGTCTTTACCTGGGTTAGCAGAGAAACCATTCATTGATTCTAAAATAGTAGCTACGTTTGGAGATACAACAACGAAGTTTGCACCACCTCTCATAGTTAACTGATGAATCTTGTTAGAAACTTTTTGTAATTTAATACCCAAAGTTTGGTACCAAGTTGATTTTGTGTAAGCTGATGCTGCAGCTGCACTTGAATCGATTGCGAATCTGTTAGAAACAGAATCAAAATCATATCCAACTCTTGCAGACCAGTAGTCAGTTGTGAAAGCGTTTTGTTGTAACATTTCTAAGATTTCTAAGTCGATTTCTAAAGAGATGTACTCACTTAACATTTGAGTTAACTCAGCTTCAGCGTCTACACTATGGTAAGCGTTTAAGTCTTGAGCTAATTCCGGTGTCCAGATTGCTTTTAATTTTCTTGTCTTAGCAACGATTGGTTCAGATTTCAATTCTAATTCGATTTCTGGAATACCTAAATCAGGAGTGCTGTTACCTGGTGCACCATCTTCGAAATCACCTCTTGAAACATCAGTTGGTTGTACGTGGTAAGATAGAGTTGCACCTACTGTATCAGCGATTGTAGCTGAAGCGTATTTAGCAACGAAAGATGCTGTACCAGCGTTTTCAGTTGTAAATTCAGGATAGAATACAAATCCAGAACCAGATTGAGCTAATTCAAAAGCTCTAACACCATTCCAATCAGAAGTAGTTGGTAAGTTTAATGTTAATACTTTAACTTCACCATTTGCAACTGATGCAGAGAATGCTGCACTCTT